AATGGCGCACGTGGTTCCCGACAGAACCTGCGACGTGTCGGCGTGAAGTCAATCATTGGCCACAGTCACAGTCCCGGTATCGAGGAAGGCTGTATGCAGGTAGGCACCAGCACGCCGCTGAAACTCGAATACAACTCAGGGCCGTCGTCATGGCTGAACTGCCATGCGATCCTGTACGCGAACGGGAAACGTTCACTCCTGCCAATTATTGACGGGGAATGGTGCTTCGAATGAAGGATTGGATCGAAAGCCACACGGGCTGGATCATAGGCGTCATTGTAACTGCATTGCTATTCCTCGGTCACGCCACCGACGCACACGCCGAAGATGTTGTCCCCGAGTACGAAAACAGCAACCTGCTCATAAAGGTCAACTGGTTCGACACGACTAAGGAATTGCAGGAAACGCTCACAGCTCGGGGCGAGGAAGACTTCTACGACACCGCAGCTTACTCAGAGTGCGAAGTGCATCACGAGGACGGCGACGACATAGGCTTCTGTGAGATTTGGGTCGTACGTCCAATATCAGTCGATAAGGAACACACGACCAGTATTGGCCACGAAGTGCTGCACGGGTTGGTAGGCGACTACCATGCCCCTTGAATTCCTCAACGACTTCTTCTCGTGGATCGTAACCTACCTTCCTAACTTGGAGCTGATGCAGGCCAACTACGGCGGCGTGAAGTTCTTGCCGGGCGGGAAGGTGAAGGTGGTCAAGCCGGGGCTGTACTGGTACTGGCCCCTTACGACGACCGTGGAAGAAATCCCGATCAAGCGTCAGTCCATTGAAGTGCAGCAAGAATTAACAACCAAGGACGGCGAGACTGTCATGGTTAAGACAGTGATCGTCTTCACGGTGGACGATATTATGAAGGCCCTGGTAGAGACTACCGACTTTGACGATACGGTTGAGGAAATGGGGCAGAAGGGCACTGTAGCCGCAATCATGTCCCGCGACTTCGATCAGATAGTCATAGACATGGTATCGAGCAATGACATTCGCAATGAGGTCGCACAGGGAGCGCGGAGTGCGCTACGTCCATTCGGCGTTAAGGTCGAGGACGCCTTCATCAGTTCGTTCGGCGAGACTAAGATATTCAGTCACGCTGGCGAAGGGGCCTTTGGGTTTGCTGGCCACGAAGAAGATTAGATGGGACGGTTCTTTGCATCGCGCCGATAAGAGCGATTCGTCTTCCGAGATACAATCCGCCTGTTAGACTTCGCATTCGAGCCACCCTTCGAAAGTGGCCGCTTGTGATCCACTTCCTTACCGTCTCCGTCGTGGACTAATCCTGCCCGCTTGGCTTCCCGCCGCGCCTTGTTCCGAGCAGCACGCTGTTTCTTGGCTTTCTTGGAGGAGTGATACTTTTTGTAATATTCGGATGAACTTTCTCGGGTGCCCATAACGAGTCCTTATGTGTGTTCTGGTGCGGGTTCTGATCTTTGTACAGGTCTTTCAGGTATGCGATGTGATCCATCATACCATCGATTAGCTCCGATGTGGGATGATGTGGGGGGCGATCGTCCTCAAGCATCTTACACGCCTCGGCATCGAGAATGATGGCAGCACAGGCGATCACGCTTGACAGGTGGTGGACAAGGGTTTGCGGATCACGATCCTCGCCGTTCTTGTATTTCTTTAGGTGCCTCTCCAGGGCTGAAAGATAGATGCTGAGGCGTACCCCAAAGATCCGCCAGTTAAACTGGCCATACTTGAGTGCCCCCTCAAGGAAGGAGGGACAAGCCATTATGGAGAGCGTGTCGGGAACTAGATGCAGCGGCAGCTTCTTCGAGCCGATCGCATCTTTCGGGTTGGTTAGTTTCTTATCGTAGTCCTTCATCGTTGTCCTGACTCCCGTAAATATTCTCTCGTTTCGGCGACATTCATTGTTCTGTGAATGACACCACTTGGTATCTCAAGCACGGGCAGACCGAACCCACGGGCGAACCCTATCTCCCTGGCTACCCCCGCTGGGATTCTACCGTCCGGTAGAGCGCGAAAAAACAGTATGTCGCACTTCTCGACAAGGGGTTGGAACACAGTCTCCATGACGCAGAGGCCACTATTCTGTGCCACGATAACCGCGTGAGATACTTCCGCATCGAACGGGAGTACGTGAGAGTCCAGCTCAGCGATCAGTTCAATGTCACGGCACTCTTGCATTGATCCATAGATCGTTTGGCAACGTGCGTAGTATGCTAGGTTCATTTCTTTCTCCGTTGTTGGTAACGGTGTTCCAAGTAGAGGGCTAGACCGAACAAGGCAATACCCCCTAGGTATCCAGCCAAAATTATGTAGATTGCGAGTGTCATTGGAAGCGTTCGTCCGTGAAATATTTGTGGTGGATGTACATGGCCAGCACGGAGCCGAGTGCGCCCCCGGTGCCAACTGCGAAAACCATTAGGCTCATGCGTATGGCCAAGCCGAGTAAGGATTCTGATTGCACTGCGTTCCATGCGACCAGACTGAATATAGCCATGTCACAGGTGGAGAGAACGTATGATGTGGGAACCGCTAACTTGTAGTTCATAAAATTAACGTTGCGTTGCTGGAACGCCTTCGCAAACACGCTAAAGAAATACACGATGCCTGCGGTCAGCTCCATCATTTCTTTTCACCAAACTCCAGGGTCATATCCAGGCAGTTCAGCCGGGGCGTAGACCATTTTGTTCCCCACCCGAGGCTTGTCTTTAACGAAGACACGTGGAGGTCTTGCTTAAATTTCGCCGCTACGCTACTCCAGTTAATTCCCTTGCTGCGTAACAGCCACGAGCAGAAGTCACCCTTGGCAACTCTCACCATACTATCGTCCTGCGATAACTGGTATATGATTCTGTCGGCCCTCGGCGGGCTGATGATCTGTGGCACGTAGCCGCGTTGCCCTGTCTTGGCGAGCTTGTCAACGATCAGTCCTTTGTCCTGATGCTGTTGCATGTAGGCGGCGATCAACTCAGAGGGCGTAGACCCGATCATCGATGACGTTGAACGGGCACGGAGAAGGTGGACATTCTTTAGGAGGTAATGCCCGAGCGCCTTCACGTCTATGTCAACCAGCCCTATCTTTTTGGCGAGGGCGGCACCGACGATTAAGGCGGTCATCATGGAGAACCAGAACCGCTCTTGCGGCTTCATCTGGCCTTGGGCGCTTAGTGACTCGAACATCTTCCCAACCATGCCCCTAATTTCTTTGTGGTGTTCAGCGAGGTACTTCGCGTACTTCTGCCCCGCGTGGCCATAGTTTTGATTCAGCGTCTCAAACAGCATTGAGATTTCTGCCCGGCTCTTGGGAGAGTCGAACGGGTGGACGGTGATCTCGTACGTCCTTGCAACACCTGCGTCAGAACCGGCTGAGTAGGTGCCCATTAAGTCAAATATCGATTCGTTGCTCGCGGCAATAACCATTGTCTCCCATGTGTTGACATCCCGCATGGTAGCGGAGCTGTCCAGCCGCGACTTCTCCTTGCCTTGAGCTACTTGGAAGGCAAGGTGGCAGAATTCTTCCATGGTCTTCTCGCCGCGCAGCTCGTCCCAATAGGCGGGGAGGTTATTCAAGAACCCCAGCTTGCGTGCTACAGAGAGCCGCGTGTCTTCGATGGAGTTCATCCCATGTGTTGGGCTGCCCCACACCGCCTGTGCGCACTTGAGAGCCGACGTTTTGCCCACGCCTGACTCAGTAGACACGAGGGACAGGATGCTTCCCTGAACCCCTGTGAACGTTAGGAGGGGCGCTGCGAAGGCGCTGGCGACTATCGCGGTGAACGCTGGGTTGTTCTGCTCCGCGAGGAACGCCGATACTCTACTCCATGGGGCCTCGGTGCCTGCGATTTCGTACATGCGACCGACCGCCAGGAATTCCTTCGCGATGCGGACACCCATCTTTTGGGTACCGTCACCCATGTAGGTGGTGGTGCCAGCGGAGAAACCTTCGATCGCACCGTCAGCATTTTTCACCCAGCCAAGCTGTTCCGTAACGGACGCTATGTCCCGTTCCTTCTGTAGTTTCTCTAGCCATGTGCCCATAAAATCTTTGAACGGCATTAGCTCGCTGCCCCGCAGTGGAGCGCCGAAGCTTGCCATCGTTTCCCGTAGTTTGTTGTCGTTACCTAAGTGTCCGGTGGGCAGGATGATCTCTATATCCTTGGCCCCTTGCATCCTCACCTTAAAGTGAAGCTCAAAAAATTTCGTTAGTACCGACTCCGTTGCGTTGACACTTTCGAACACACGTCTCAAGGCTGGCACCCATGCGTACAGCATTGTATCAGGATCGAGCATCTTGCGATCCATACCCTTACCATCAGGGTTGATCCGCCAGCTAGTCAGGGCGATGCCGCTCGGCGTCTTTACTGTTACCTCGACGCCTAAGACTATCGGTGTCTTGATCTTCCCATTGTGTGGACACGCTGCGCATATATCTGGTCGGTAAGCACCGAGCGTCCTACACAACGAGGGGCCTGCATTATTCTCCCGGCGTTGAGCAAACTTTTCATCTGTGCTAACCGCGTCATAGTCGGCGTGTCCCTTGGATAAGTCATGCACCCATAGTTCGCCATCTGTGCAATGCTTGAGCAGTTGGAGCGCAGCCGTCCACTCAGGCTCGGTACAATCGCTGCCTTTGGTGACGGCCCAATGTTTCGCAACTCCGCATTGTTCAGTGATTTGCGCAAAGAAGGATTCGACTGGAGCATAGTTAGCGACACCTGATCCAGCAAATTCTTGAGTGTTCCCGAGTAAACCTTTTGCATACGCTGGAACACTTCCGAGGCCGTCATTGGCGTCCCCCACCGTTCCGGCTTGGGCAGGTAACACGCCGCCCAAGGCGACTTCAAGTGTGGCGGGATCGTACAATCGTCCCCGGTCATAAAGGAAGTAGACGGGTTTGGGGGCGGCAGCATCCTTGTAATTTTTCGTCCCTGGCGGACGTAGCACTCGGCACCCGTCCGCTGTACATACGGAGTCAATGGGAAGTTTATGTCCAAGAGCAAGCCCCTTTAATTTGTCAGCCATCGGCTGCCATCGTGCGTATGGCACACTCTCAGTGAATGCCCAATACGCGTGGATTCCGTTGCCAGAGTGTACGAGGATTGACGGCGCGGGCATCCCCGTACTTTTTGAAAACTCACGCAGAGCGGCGACTACTTGCGTGGGGTCTGACAGCCCGTCCTTAAAGTCTATGTCAAACCAAACCGCTTTCAACTGGTCTATGTTCTCGCGAACGCGCAGGACTTTCTTGCCTTTGGCGTTTGGGTGGAAGCCTTGCTTGAATGTTGCGAGAGCAAAATATATGTCGTCGGTGGTACCGGCGAGCTTCTTGATAGTGGCTAGGGCAGCCGCCTGGGACTTACAAACTGAATGGCGGAAGTTGGCACCTTTCTTGCCAATCACCATCGTGCCTTCTGGCACTACAGCCTTTAGAAATCCCGATAACTTCATTCCGTCGCCTTTAAAATAGCAACGGGGGGCCAAGAGTAACCCCCCGTCGCCACCGCTTAGTCGAGGATTGAGCTAAGCATGTCGTTGAAGTCGTCTTCCGTGGCCGGGGCAGCGGGGTCCAGAGGAACCTCTACGATGGCTGCAGCGGGGACGGGAACGGCTTCGACAACGGGTGGGGGAACAACGTCCGGAGCAGCTTCTACCACTTGTGCTGCGTCCTGTTCCACCGTAGCGGCCCGTGCTGGTGCGGGAGCAATGTCTTCTACTGGTACAGAGAACAGTTCCTCCTCGACGGGCTGCAGTTTGGGGGTAGACGGAGAGGGAGCCTTGGCGGTGGCGTCGGCAGCAGGCTGCGCAGTACCGGCTGATACTTGACCAGCGCCGCTGGTAGTTCCCTCTCCATCATCGACTGGAGAATTCTCAAGAGACTCGTTGAGGATGCGACGTGTTTCCTCACCGTCCCGCAGTTCCATCGCTACGCCGACCTCAGCTTCTGTCAGGAAGCGAAGGCCCTTGAACGTAAGCTTCGGGTATGCAACATCCGTATCGAAACCGATCTTAGTAATCAGCACGTACGGCGGTACACCCTTCGGCTCAAGAACTTTGGTGACATAGTCCTTAAGGGGGTTCAGTGTTGCTGGCGGAATGCGCAGTAGCAACACATCAATGTCAGACTTCTTCCGCGTACCAGCTTCGAATTCCTCAAGCTGGTGTTTGAAAGAGACGGCACACCGACGAACGTCAGAACATGCACGTGTCTTCGCGCCACTCTCGGAGATTTTCGATCCCCACACGTTGTTGGGGCAGTTCACGCAGAGCGCATTGACAGGTGCCAACACACCAGCATCAGGCTGAGTGCCATTTGCAGACCAGCAAGCCGGGGGGCTTTGGTCGCCTTCGGTGTACTTGGCCCCGTAGAAAACTTTCGACGGCACCGGGTTGGACTTGAGCATCACAACCTCAAGAGACTGAATGGCTTCTTGCTGCTCGTTCAGGTAGACCTGTTCCTCTCCACCTTTGCGAACGCGCCACGTTCGGCCTCTGTAAGAAATAACGGGGAAGCTACTTGTGACTCCGCCCGCGAACTCGTCAAACGCCTCAGGCGTAACGATGTTCTGTAAGTGCGCGGGCAATCCCGCAACTGGTTTTGCAACTTCTGTACCCATTAGCTTTTTCCTCTGCGGACACCGACCGACTTCAGTTCAGTGTAATTAACACCCGGCACGACTGTGCCCTTATCTGCGAGTTCGCGAACAATCTTCTTGTTGGCACGAACGTCCATAGCTTCTAGGTTCTCAGCCGAACTGAGTGCAAACCTTAGAAATTCGCTGCGATCCTTTACGGTCGCGGTTGAGACGGTCTTGATGTACACGACACCCGACTCGCCTGAAATAGATTTGCCCCCTGATGCTTGGAGGTCTTTCATTAACTGACCCTCAAGCTTGGTCATGGCGTCGTTGACACGCTTCATAGACCTTTTAAATTCCGCGTCGGCGGCTTTCTTGTAGTCGCGCAGCCTGACGAAACTCTTGACACGGTCTTGCGGGGTTGCGGGCGGAGCGACAGCTTTTGATGTGGTCATAACTTTAACCTTAGTTGGGTTCCTACGTGACTGATGATTTCTGATCTCGGTTTGGATGACCGAGTCATTTCATCCTTGATGACTTCCTTGGCTGGCTGGCCAAGCGTTTTGTCGTTACGTGTCATTAACGTAGCGAGGCCAATCCTGGCCGTCATAATTCGGGAGAGCTTCGCATCATGCAACGAACACATGTACCGAATGAATGAGTCGAGTTCAGCACGTTCGACTGTGATGATAACCTCTGCGTTTTTCTTTACGCCGCGAGACATGATCTCCGAGGCTTCGAGGCTCTTTGCAAAGTCGCAAACAAGCTCACTGTTGCCGTGGTTAACTTGCTCTTGCAGGGCTGAAATGATCCGGCGAAGTCGCCAGCAGTTGAGCCATTTTTGGAAGGGGTTCATGTAGCAATGCAGTTGCTTTGCACGATTTCTCTTGGTCATTAGTTCGCCTTAGTTGTCGTCAAACATGTCGAGAAGGGCACCCTGGATACTTGCTTTCTGTCTCAACCGTGAGTAAATCTTACTCTCGATTGGGGAGCCAGTCAAATGAATAATAAGAGATTTTCTGGTCTGGCCGGGACGTTGGATTCTAGCACAAGCTTGCTCGTACGTCTCTAGCGAGGTCGTCGGCGTGAACCATATAATAGTGTTCGCTGCGGTGAGGGTCAGCCCATGAGCCATGCATTTGGGGTGAGCCACAATCATCGACTTCTCAGTGTTGTTCTGAAACGAGCTAAAGATCATGTCCCGGTCTTTCTTCGACGTATCACCTGTGACAAGCACGGCTTTGATCTTCTTTTTCAGCATACACTTGTGAAGCTCGTAGGCAGCGTGTTTGAAGTCGGCAAACACGATCACTTTACCTGCAGCTTGGTCGTAAAGGTCGATGACCTCTTTCACTCGGGCGCGGTTGTCGAGGGAGACGATGCCCCGGTCGGTCGTGTACACCCAGCCACACGCCACCTGCATAAGCTTCATAAACAGGACGCCCTCGTTAGCGGCTGTCACCTGCCCCTCTTTAAAGAGTACCCGCAGCTTCGACACCAGTTGATCGTAGACCTTCTTGATCCCCTTCGACTGTGGAATAGCTGTGGTGACGTAGCTAACGTCTGGCAGTTCGAGGCAGTCGTCGCGCTTGTACCTCACCGCCGGTTGAAGCATGGAGTAAACGTGGTCGTTCGCGTCGGGCTTGGCTATCCAACGGAACTGTGTAATCTGTGTCATGGTGCGGCGCTGGAATTCCTTCTTCCATGCGGGCGCTCTCTGTGGGGTCAGCAGCTTGGCTATCCCCCATGCATCTACAGGAGTGTTCGGAGTCGGCGAGCCAGTCATACCCCATGCGTAGGGAGCGGGCTTAACGATTGTCTCCATGTCACGCCAGCGATCAGTTTTCTTATTGCGGTAACAGCCGATCTCGTCAACGATTACCACGTCGAACTTCATGGCCTTGAGTTCTTTCAGGACAACGCCAACACCATCGTGATTGATCACATATATGTCAGCAGGTTTCTTAAGCTGCTCGATGCGGCGTTCCCGCGTGCCGTGAACTACCTGCACGGTCAGGTGGCCAAAGTACTGGAAGATTTCTCTGTCCCACACTTGTGACAGTGTTGATAACGGTGCAGCCACCAGCACTTTTTTAATCACATGCTTTTGGAACATGTGGTCACAAGCGAACAAGGCGGCGCGGGTCTTGCCCGTCCCCATTTCCGAGAGGACGTAGGCACGAGGGTTCATCGTAAGAAGTGCGGCAGTCGTCTTCTGCGTGGTGAAGGGAACCGGGTCAGTGGGCCATGCGTACTGGCTCAAGATAGGTGCCGGGACTATGTACCCCAGGTTGCGTGCGAGCCGCGTTACGTCAGTCGTGTGAGGCAGCGCCATGAGCGACACCTTCTTGACCATGACCTCACGGGCCTCGGGGATTAGGGCGTATAGCTGTTCGTTGTGTGGGAGGTAGAACTCCCGCGCAGCGCTGTTGAGGATGGCTCTTGTAGAGGCAGCAGTCATATGCCTAGCAGTAACCACCCTTCGAGGGCTTCCATTCCTGAGAACGTATCAAGCTTCTCCATGATCTGGTCGGTTGCTTTGTCTTTATATGATTTGTAATGCGCAGCCTCACCAACTATAAATACTATACCCCCCGCTTTCTCGATTGCTTCTTTTATTAGTTCTTGCCGGGGCGTCAGGTGTTTCCCAGGCCGCTTCGTTTCAACGGCCAAGAACCTGCCCTTGTGACTACCGTAGAAGTCCAGCCCCGCCGCGCCGTACCCCGACTGCACAGGCATGAAATAGTAAGCGCCGTACTTTAGCAGCAGCTTCTTGACACGTTCCTTGACATAGGACTCTTTTATAGATCGTGGATCATTACGCATCGCGCTCTGAACTCCTGCAAGTCGTCGTCATCAAGTGGGTCGGGCCTCGTTTCGTGTAGGAGCAGCGTTGCGAAGTTACCATTGTAAAATTCTACGCGCACCATTTCCAGCATCTTTGCGAATATGTATTCTCTGTGAACCTTCTTTATGGATGAACTGACACCCCTCGGCAGTACGTCAATGTCACTGTTGATGCCCTTACCCCGGTGAACCATGAGCCGGTCGCCGCTGAATATCAGCATGGAGCCGGTCATGGAGTGGAGGTTGTGGGCAGTACTCATTGCGACCTGTCTACCCAATGGGGACATGTCTCTACAGGGCACCACCCGCATAACCCCGATTTCTGTGCCGGGAAATTCGTCTCGTTGATCGCGGTCACGATAGCATTGACCCTTGGTAGAAATTCCATCCAGACGGATTTGAGGTCGTCTTTCTCGATGGTATCTTTGCTTAGCTCCGAATCTTTTAGCCATACGTACACCAGTGTGAAGTGGTTAATCTCAGGCATGTACCGTGACAGTATCGCAGCCGCCAGCCTGAGTTGATCCCATCGCTCTTTCTTCTTGCCAGTTTTCCAGTCCACTATAATAGCTGTGTCACCGCGAACGATTAGCAAGTCAACGATGGCACGTACCCATACATCCTTGGCGAAGAAGTCTCGCGGCTCGAATTTCTTATTCAGTGCGAGTTTCATTTCGCCGTGCTTAGCCCCCTCTGCGTCAGCGAACCGGGCCGCAATCTTTTCATAGGGCCTGACTCCGATAGGGAGAGGGATGCCATCTATAACACGGTTGCGCATTACTTCGTGGACGTACTTCCCGTCCCGAGCAGCGCTACTGTCAGCGTCTTTAAAATCCTTCTCACGCTTAAGGTGCCAGAACTTTTTGGCGCATACCTCGAACATGTCAATCACGGAGAATGACCATGCAAACGGTTTATTCTTCATCGTTTTCCCACTCCATTAACCTGTGCGCGACATAGTGCAGCGCACCGACCGACCAGACCTTCGACTCACACTCAGTTGTGAACCATTGAAGTTGACGCACACCATCCTCGTCTCTGTACGCACGTAGTACATACAGTTCTTCGTCTTCCCCTCGATCTGAATCGACCAAAGACTGAATTATATTCTCAGCGACGGTCGGCGGCTGAAACTGAACAATCTTGTCATCCATGACTGTCATCCCCTATCGACATGAACTTGCCGAACTCGTAGGCCATAGCTTCGTACCAGTGCCAGTAGCCATTCTGCAAGTCGTAGTCCCAGCCCTGCCTGACTTTTTCCTCGGCGTCCTGTGGCGGGGGCTTATAATAAAGAGACTCCTGAGTGTCCGGGTCGCAGGTACGCTCCATCCAGCCAAGCTTGAAAAGTAAGTCTTCACATTTGTTCGGTACTGTGACTGGCGGCATTGATATTTCAAGCCGCATTTCGCTCGGCTGGTTGCCAGCGATCCATTTGACCTCGGGTGCTGTAGGGAAGTTGTTAAGCATCAGCGTTCACCGCTACGATCTCAACATACGATCCTGCAAACCCATGGGAAACGGCGAGGGCAAACTCACACGCTGGGAGAAGGTCTACGAAATCACCGATGAACTCACTATCTTGGCGCACGATGTACGCGCCTTCGTCGGGCATCCACTCAACTGTTATGCTCATTACTTTGCGTCTCCATATGTCGGGCCGTGGTTGGCCTCTGCATCAATTGGTAAGTCCGGTGCGAAGCCGGGGGGAATTCTCATAAGCTTTAGAATCTCTTGCTCATATCCTGCGATCTGTGGAGTTGGCAGAACATACACTAATTCATCGTGGGCTTGAAGCGCTGGTCGTACCCCAAGCTCTTTCTTAATGGCAAGCATCTGCTCCATGACAATTATCCGTCCGAGTGCTTGACAAATGTTTTCTATTATCGTACCGCCCCACAAGGTTCGACCCTGGCCACCGAAGTCGTACGTCCAGCCTTTATACTTCTTCGAGTCAACGTACCGTAGGTTGTGGTACACCAGCGCCATGCCATTGGGCAGGAGGATTTTGTTATGCTCCGCCATGCAGGGGCCAAGCTGCAACTTGCCACCGTGCGCGATGATCTCGATGGCCGTGCCGCATTGGTTCCAGTTGCCTGTGATCTCTCTATATGTATTACGGTAGATGTTCACGTAATCATAAGCCTGTTCGTTGGTCAGCCTAACGTCATCCTTCCGCAACGTCGCTTGCAACTTCTTCCACCCCATGCCATAGCCGAGGCCGAGGATACACGTCTTGGCAATGAACCGTTCTTTCTCGTCAGCCTTGGTGATCGCTCGGTGAAATATCTTGGAGCCGAACTCGCAGTAGGGGTCGCGCCCCGTGCGGAAAGCAGACAGCAAGGACAAGCAATTTGACAGCCATGCGTTGATGCGTACCTCAATCTGTGAGAGGTCAGCAGCCAGCACGCTGTGTCCCTTGGGGGCCTTGACCGCATACCGCAGTTGTCTCCTATGGCCAAGCTTGGGCTTGATGCGGGTGAAGTTCTGGCAATTGATCTTCTCCGTGCCGCCGTACCGCCCGGTGTGAGCAGCGTAGAACCGCAGCGGTACCCTGAACATGGGGTGATCCTTCGCGATGCCCATGAGCCTTAGCGCACGCGTCTCAGCCAGGGTGGACTTGACACCTGTTCGTGCAGCCAAGATAGGGGCTATCAGGGGGTCGTCCTCGTACTCATCTTCTAAATCTTTCCAACCAGGGTCGGTCTTTGCAAAAGCGAAAGCAGGCTTGTTAGTTGTGGGAGATACTTTGATTGGGGGGATCACTCCGTACCCCTCAAGTATCTGAGCAAGCTTCGGGTTAGACATTAAATCTTTTTTGTCAATACCTGTTGGCAACGATGATAACAACTCGGCCTTTTTGTTGACGGTGTCCTCATACACGCCTTGCAGTGTTTCGAAGTCCAGTTGGAATTGCGGCTCCAAATACATTCGCAAAGTCATGTCGATGATTTCTAGTTCTTGCTTTGGCAGTTGTTTGACAAGGTGTTGGAATAAAGCGTACTCCCCGTCGCAGTCGTCCGCGCAGTATCGGGCGTACTTTCCCAGCTCCGTAGGGGATAAAGAGGCAAGACGACGCCCTTTCATATTCCCCACGTATGTACCTTTTTGCACTCCAAGGTCGCAATGCTTCAAGCAGCTTGCCAAACCAACTGACCTTAGGTACGGCTTTAATAATGCCTGCGCCATGCCAAGCGTATCTAAGAGCATCGGTGGTATGATCCCGAACCGGATAGCTAGAATCAGCCCATCGAAGGCTGTATGGTGACACACCATTGCATTTCCACGGAGATTCCAAGCCCGGAACAGTTGGTCGTATTCTTCTAGCGTACGGAAACTGAAAACTTTTGAAGGTTCCGCATTTAACTTTAGGCCGACCATCATTATCTCGAATCGGTCGTCGCATATGTAATCCTCTGTGAGCATCTTCGACAACTCAAAGTCTTTGTCGTAGTACGTCTCGAAGTCGAGCGTAATCAAATCCATGGAAACTCCCGCCCGATAGCGCCTATGATAACGGCCTGTCTAGCCATACATTCTGACCCCTGCATCAACTCGCTTCGTAACAGGTATCCAGAGGTCATTAGAGGACACCATCGTGCCGGGGTCGAAGTGAGGTTTGTCGGGGTTGGTAACACGTATGCTGTTAGTGAGCATGAAATGAGTACCCCCATCTGCGCCCTTGACATACCAGTGACCAGCAATACAGTAAGCGTGTTGGATACGGAAGGATTGTTTATTGCCATACCGCAGCATGACGTATTGCCGCCCGAACAGCATTAGGATTTTTCTAACTAGACCCATGTGGCCTCTCTTGTAAGTGGGCGATAATAACACACTCGGAGATCACACCGCAAGACAAAAAAAGCCCCCGCCGAAGCGAGGGCCAAAGTTACACAGCCTGTGTAACTAATTCAGACTAGGATAGTATTTGTCTTTCTCATTGGGTATGAGTGACATGGTGCTGAGTGCTTCTGTTAATTCGTCCATGCCCTCCACCGCATGGAATTCTTTTAGGTCATCTTCGTCCCACACACGCGGCAGGGAAGTACGCATTTTCCTGTGGCGCAACGTGGCCTTTGACTCTGAGTCCATGAACGGTAGAAGTTCGGGCCACACCGCGTACAGCGTACTGGTCGTGTTGCATATCCCTTTGCACTGTGAGTCGTTCTTCCATACAGTTCGACCGTAGCGATTTGTCCCCGGAGCTTTTTCCCGCTGCACAGCGAGCAGGGCATTTAACTGTCGCAGCAGTTGAAACGAAAGCCGCTGATACCTGAATGCTTCGATGATCCACAATCGCAGTTCATCCCTCAGTGCGTCGGGCAGATCGGTTTCTTTTACGTTTATAACCGGCTTGCCTTTGGCGCATTTGTATCCAAGCTTCGCATGGTTTGGCACATACTCGGGGTACTTCCCACCGAAGTGCATGGTGAAAGTCCACTCCTGCCATTGAGAAGCCGAGCAGATTACGTCACTCCGTCGTCTCTCCAACAGTTTCAACGCATTCCATTCTTCATCGTCCCACCCCCACCGATAAATATCTGCGCGATCGATTGTCTGAGGGTGCATCAAGTGCCAATATACTTCAAACTTCCCTTGCATTTCGCGTGGGAATGAATTTCTGAACTGGAGAGTAAAAGACATTATGCTTCCTCCACTTCGTAGTCCACCCACGCTGTGCATACATGTGGGGGGAGCAGCGTACTGGCTGCTAGGGTTTGAATGATCCCATCGCTTTGAGCGGCGGTGGGCATGGGTACGACACGTCTCTTGTTGAGGAGCATCGGGTTTAGCGCCTGACTAGGGGATAACTTGAAGTCAACGAACGTGTGTAGCTCTGGCCAATACATTTCCACAAGCAACGGGTGGCACGCCTTCTGTATGAATGTCCACACAGCTTTCTCGTACTCGCTCAACTCCGAATGAATCTCCATAGCTTTGTGCCACCAGTTGTAGACCTCACTGTAATGAGGACTGACGCTTGGCAACGTAAACGCCTCGGCGTTCATCGGGACAGGCACCGGGTTGTCAAAGCGCATCCAGAACGCCTTGCCCGTTACACCATCCAGTTCTATGATGCAGGAGGTTCCCGTACTTACACAGTGTGTAAGATTATTCCACGCGAACCTAACGTCATCAGTCAGCACCGTATCCTGCATTTCTGTGGGGAACAGCGAGAGCAGCACTTCCTCTTGATCGCAGGGGAAAGGGTAGATTTGCCGTTGACGCCACAACAGCTCCTTAGCAAGTGCGAACATGCGTGAGGAAGGATCACCAACCATGCCACCCTTGCCGACAGGCCCGCGATGATAACGGCGGCTCACTCGTCAAGCTCAACGTAGATTGTCTCCCCGAATGGGCCTTCGTGCTTCTCACTTGTCGAACACCAGATCACTGGATAGCCCGGATCATCGGGGAAGGTTCCCATCATGTCTGTGAAGTACACCAGACAGGCAGGGACGATCCCTTCTTCGGCCAAAAGATCGAAAGGCGGGACAAAAGATGTGCCACCGCCACCGCCTAATGGGGGTGGGTCATCGGCCAGCGAGTCACCTGAGTAAAGCTCAAGTCGGCTGTTCACACGTGCGTCACAGCCTATCAGAGTAACCGCCTCTGGCTGGCAGTCGGAGAGAATGGCGTCACACTCACTCAACCCCTGTGCCATTTCATCTTGAGACATGCTCCCTGAGGTATCGACTACGAACACGATGTGGCCCGAAGCAAACCCGGTATAGCTCGGCATCACAATGCCTTGGGTAATGAGTCGCCGCCTGTGGGGCTTTGACCAAGTAGTGGAGTCACGCCCAGCGCAGCGTGTGAGGCTGCTACGTAGCTTCTCAGTCCACGGCACCTTGGGGTTCAATAGTTCCTCGACGAACCGCTTAAGGTCAGCGGGGAGCTTACCCTGTGATTTGGCGGCATCGGCAGCGGTCTGTACTGCCCGTTTCCATTCAACCTCGCTTGTGCTACCTATCTCAAGGATGTGGTGATCCAGCGAGCCGCCCTCTCCCTGCCCAGCTCCTTCACCGTCGTCAGGATCGTCCTTAAGATCGCGGTACACATCATCGACAAGCATTTCGGATGTGTACTTGCTCGGGTCATGCAGGCCACATTGGGGCATCTTGCCCACGTTACACTTGACAAGCATATCGTTGATAACGTAATCGCCCGCCCTGTTCCACCTACCAGGGTCAAACTTCTCGCCCTCGAATCCTGCATCAAAGTAGTGCTTGCCTCTGGACATGTGTGACCACATCGCGTGGCCAATCTCATGGCAGAGGACGAACACACGCTCGGGCAGCTTCATCTTCTCAAAGAAGTCTTTGTCAAACCAAACGGTCTTACCGTTAGTTGCTGCGGTGGGTGTCCTGCTCCCGAATACATCGGGGAACTTCCCTATCTTAACCGTCATCATGTCTAGCAGGATGCTGGCAAAGAAGGGTACATGTAACAGCATTGCTGTTTTTACTTCCGTGTATAACGGATGGCTGTCATCACTCATTATCTACTCCTCGTTTTAAGTGTGAGTCGAATGGAATCCTAATAACCTTGTTGTCCTCAGCGCACCATCGGGCGAACTCCTCTCGTATAGAGGCATCGGGTTTCATCCATTCATCTATTGTTACGCGCAGTTGTGTAAAGCATGGGGCCATGTGCTTCGTGTTCCCTCTTGCGCCCCTTGGTTTGTACAGGTCTACCTGAACTAGCCACCAACCATCGCGGCCCTTCCTGACCCTAATCCTGCTCCCTCTGAAAGCCTCGGTCATTACAGTGTTGGCGTTCAACTCCTTCTGTAAGTCGTCGGCCTCATCCTCAGTGGCGAGGAAAAGGGTTAGCTCGGTCTTGCCCACGTAGCCGATAGGTAGCATCTGTTCGGGCTGGACTTTCTCAAGCATGTCCAGCATAGGACGCAATTGTGAGTTACGTTCCAAGGCATAGCCCCGACGCAAAGCGGTGTCAATCTTCTTACGCAACTTTGCATCGAGGTCGCCTAGCCGAAGCTCGGTATAACCGCGCATCCGTATAGGGCAGTTGGCATCACTCAACCAAGTTTTCTTGCCCTTGCTTCGAAAATTGAATGTGCGGCTCCACGCAGAACTGTGGTTCTCCCACCTAGGGGCTGGCATTCGCTACGCCCTCCATGAAGTCAACCACCTTCTTGGCATAGTCGGCGAGTCGCTTACGCAATGCGTCGTCCTTGCGAATGTCTTTCGGGTCGAACTTAATCAGATCACCACTGATCAGATTAGCCACCTGTGCAATGTTCTTGTCACCAGTTGCATTCAGGTGTTTCATAAGCTCGGCCTGATCGCGCAGCTTGTCGATCAACGATGCATGGAACATCGCACCCGGAGTATTCAGCCTTGCATACGCGTGGGCTACAGTCTCGTAGAGATTCTTCCACACATCCTGCATTGCATTCTCCAACATCACCCGCGTCTTTCTGTTCAGCGCAGCACCCAGCTTCTCTACCTGTGCTTGCTGTAGTCCCTTGAAGTCGGAGCCGACAGGGATCGGGTTGAAGTCAAAGCTCAGCGTGAAGTGCTGGCGTATGCTTGACGGGTTCGGGTACTGGGAAGGATCGAATGCAGTACCTAACTTCTGTTGTGCAATGGCGATCAAGCTCGGGTACTTTGTCTCGAACTCAGTGAGCTTGGCCTCCATTGCTGCCTTGCACCTTGCCATAGCTGTGGTGTAATCAAGGAACAACGTGTTCGGCATCAGCCTCCCACCCGCTCGCTTGCCAACATCGTTAAGCCCGATGCTTGACCACGGCATGGTGAGCCTGTAATGCTCAGCACGTGCATTGTCAATCTCTTTATGCACAGCCCGAAGCTCAGTGTCGCAGCCCGCGAGCAATTTCTTACGGGCATCGAACGCGTCCTTGTCCGCACCAGCGGCGTCGGCAGCGTCAAGCGCAGCTTTCCTGTCCTTGGCCTTTGCGTGCCACCGTTGCGTGTTCAACGTGACCAAGGTAGCGAAGTTGCGTATGTCAATGCTCTCCGTCAGCTCGTCCGTAGTGAACGTGGGCATTGGCACCGCCGCCTTCTCTACTGGCTCTGCGAACACATGCTCAGCGGTCTGTGGGGCCTCGGGCGCAGCGGCTTCTAGTTGCTCCGCGTCTATCCCCGCCACAACATCGGCGGTTGACAGACCATCAGAACTTACACAGGCTGTGTAAGATTCCTCCGTTGCCTCCTCGATCACGGCCTCAACTTCTGCCACCGCCTCATCGACCGCTTCATCGATCGGTGATAACGGTATTGGTGTAGCTTCCTCCTCTACTATGTCATTGAGGAAGTCCCCAAGGATGTCGCCATCGTCCGGCTCTGGTTCTTCCGGTTGGTTGGCAGTTACCGGATCACCCTTCGCTTTGAAGGGGTCAGCGGGCGTGTCAGCAGGTATCTCTACCGGCTTATCGTCCAGCACATCTTGTAACAGGCTGGATATATCGTCAAAGTCATTGTCGGGCATTGTCTTGCTCCTCTACTCGTTTAATTATAATGTCAAAATCTAACTCTCGGCACTTCCACGTTGACTGCCTCTGACATGCAATGCAGTAGGGGTAGCATTCGTGGTAGTGATTTGTATCTAGCATTTTTTCGAATCCACACTCACAGCGGTAAAGCTTCGACTCCACTAGGAAGATAGGAAACCCACCGCTGTGTGTATGCGGGTTCACGAAGCGTCGAGAAGGTTCGCGTTAACCAGCAAGTCCTTGTTGTCTCGCACCCATGAGCTAAAGTCTTTGCTGCGTAACACAGCGGGACACCGTCGCAACGTCGCCTTCAGGCCAGCCACTTGAAACTCTTTCGGCATACGCTTGAGGTAAGTGAATGCTGGTGTAGCTGTGTCATCGTCCACCCTGTGTGCGATCATCTGCATAGTTGCGTACTGTGCATCTGGGCGATCCGTCTCGGGCGTCCTGCACTTCTTTGGGTCGGCAATGATCTCGTCGAATGACGGAAGCTGCTCAACCACTCGTAGAAACGCTACGAATTGTGCTGCGGTTCCCTCGCCTATCAATCCTGCAGCGGCCTCGGTAAACATTTCCATTTCAAGCTCACCAATCATGTGAGACATTTTCACGAATGATCGGGGTGTGCAGAATGGGCCAGACTTCTCAGGAATATCCTCGCGAAAGATCAGGCCGGGTTGATGCTTGGCGAACGCAACTGCGGCCCAATGGATGGCCTTGACCTCTGCCCAATGAACCCACGCATCCAGGTTTGGCTCGATTTTAATTTCCATACGTCTGTTGGCAACGAAGGCGAGTTCACGTTGCACACCTGACCTGTCCTTCTCTCGGTTGGACGCGGCGATTACCATCCACGTAATAGGTAGCTTGGACTCACCTACCTGACCGTTGAGTAGCAGTTCAGCGGAAGGCTTCTGCACATCATGGTTGGACTGACGGAATTCATCAAGGAACACGATGCCGTGTGCGGGTGCGCCTTTGCGGGGCATCCACGGTGCTTTCGTGAAGCGCATGATGGGGGTGCCGTCAACGTCCTTGCCCGGTAATCCGAAGCCGCCAATGTCCGGTGCTTCTTTCGTACTCAGGAAGAATGGTAGGAAGCCGCAAGGCTCGCCTAGTCCACCTTTGTCTGTCGGTAACGTGGCCAGTTCGTGCGCCACTTGTGCTATGCCTTCTGATTTCCCCATGCCGGGGCCAGAGACTAGCTCGATACTGAATCGCTCGCCAGTTTCAATCTGACGGTGGAACAGCTTGATGATTAGCTTCTTTGCTTGTGCTAGGTTCATACATTACTCCTGTTGATTTCTATGTGTTTAACTTGCTTGGGGTTGCAGCCAGCGGTACGGGCTACGATTGATGATAACGATTGTACGGAAGGGACTGACTCGAAGCTCACAGCGTAAATCATGCCGGTGTACTCCTCAGATACACGTATCCATGCGGCGGTTGTGACAGCTTGTTCGTCAGTTATTTCGGGAAGGCGAAGGACTAGACAAGTTACATCGTCGGGGTCATCCTTCATAAAGATGTAGGGTAAGTAGTGTTCCTCCTGCACGGATTTGCTGTGCAGGTAGTCCCACTCCACTTTGGTGCAGGGTGCGGCAAAAACAAAATTGTCATTGCCCTCGTACTGCTCTCTCCTCATGTCCGGAAACAGTAGCATTGATTCTTTCTCCTCTCTAACTACGCGGTTAATGTACTTGGCACACTCCTCAAATTCTTCCTGCCAATTGAAGAACTCCTCGGTGCGTGAGTTGTTGTACATGCTCTTTGAAAGCTCATGTAATTTCCGTCTGAGGTTATCGCTTAACACCACGGCCCTCATATTTTCTACGCCTTGGTGCTGCGTTGCGTTTCTGTTGCATTGCCCCCATGTACCGGCGAGTCTTTCGGTTCAGCGGTGGTGGGGGAGTGTGGGCCTTGGGCGCACCCAAGATCATATCCAGTAGCTTCTTCGTGACACCTACTTTGTCCTGCTTCATGTCATTCACCATTCTTCCCCTTAACTACAGGAACAAGCCACCGTCTAAGAGCATGGCAGCGGCGTTCGATGTGCCCAATCCGGCCAAGCGCCGCAACTATTCTTGCGTCTTTAGCTCGGAGTAAAACTCTCAGCCTTTTGTTCTCGGCCTTGAGGTCGTCCATTGCTTTACACATTTCATTCTCCCTAAACTTACACAGCCTGTGTAAGATTCGGGCAGCGGTGGGCAGGAGAAAGACCCATGCCAATAAAGGCAGCGCCGCCCAAACCTTACACAAGCTGTGCAAGTCATGGTTGGTTTACTCAGTCATCTTCGCGATGCGTATATAAGTATCGATCAGTTGCATTGTCCCTGTACCCGACACCCATGCACTCAGCCCACACTCGGTGAGACTTTGTGTTGTCGCACAGCCGTCTCGGTATTCCCATGAAGCGAGCTACCGTCTCCACTGGCAGCACGCTGGGCGTGTGCGATACTGAATGCTCGTACACACTGGCGATCAAACCCAGGTACAACAGTGCTGCACACAGGGCCGCGATGATAACGCTCCACTTAAACAACTGTCTGGCTCTGCGAGCCTTCGCCCGTAGTTCATCCTCTGCCCGCCACACCTTTACATGCTTCCAAAGATGCGAGGGTATGTGCTTGTCGTGCCGGGGGTGGTAGCTCATGTCGTCACCCCACAGTAGGCGACAAGGCATCCCATGATTACAACAGCCAGCGTGATCCGCACCTTGTTGCACAGCCCAATTGAAAAGTAGTGTGTTGAGAAGTGGTCGATCAGTATCTCTACGATGCCCACGACAAACCACACCATGAATGCCACCATTACAATAATAAAAGGTTCCACGTTATTCTCCTGTTACTTTAGGGGGGAGTATGGCGTAGGTCACCGCTGCAAGCACGATAACCCACGCCCATTGTCCCTCGATTGCTGCCGCACACATGATCGTGAACGACAGTATGTACACAGGTAGCCGGATCATCCGAATATCCTCACCGTGTTGTGAACCCACCGCCAGCACGTCACATCAAAGTACGTGTCATAGCACCGTGGGGCCTTGGGCGCAGAGGCGAATGGGTAGCCTTGCTCTTTCTCCCATGCATCTTGAGTGAATGACTGTCCACCCATGCCAACTGCAAGGTCTATGTCTGAATCCTCACGCTCAGCCCTCCGTTCACCTTCCAGCCATTTGCAGAAGGGGCCGGGCAACGATGATAACGTTGCACCGTCAATCAATGCGAACCTTGCTTCGCGGTACTCGGGGTGCTGGTGCGGACAGTCCTCACAATCTGCCGGTTCGTTCAGCATCCGGGTCAGCTTGAGAATGGTTTCGTCCTGCTCCTGTAGCTTCTTGAATGCCAGCCGGTTTCTTTCTTCCAGCACTCGGTAGTCTCTTGACATACCTGCAATCGAATCTAAAGCCCTAACCAATGTATCTTCGAATCGCTGATTCATTTTCCTTTCTCCTTTTTTGCAAAGTGTCGTTGCGAAGACGCGAGAATTTTCTTGAAGTGTTCGCGGCTCCATTGTTGGAACACGGTGGACAAAAGCAATTGCCTGTTCATCGTGCCGCGTGGTGTGATTAACGCACGCATGTTGTCAACCAGTTCGTCCCAATCCTCGTCCGTCTTGCAATGCTCTGACTTTGCAATGTAGGCAATCATCTGGTCGAACTTAAGTTGGTTCTCGTACCTCATGTCATTTCTTTCGTTCATGTGCCTTTCTCCATTTATATACACAAACATCAGACTCCACGAATAGCGTAGGGTCTGGAACTGCAATAGCTATTTTGCAAGCGTGCCACTCGATGAACTTGCCGTAGAATCCGATGTAGTCTGCATACTCCTGACAAGTCTCGGGGTCACCGAAGTATGAGCAACAGAAGTTATCTGCCAACTGAATGTATTTAATTCGCTGGCGCAGCATTGTCGTGCGGTACAACTCCCCTTCTTTCTCAATTGGTGGCGGCCCGGCATACGTTAGGAATGCGAGAAAGTCAGCTTCCGCAAACGTCTGTAGTGTTTTGTGGCCGCCTATGTCCTTGATGTGTGGCCAGTCAGGCATGACGGTTCTCCCATATCCATTGCTTGTACGCCAACCACCAACTGGTGAACCGCGTAGTCTCCCCCGGCGTTGTTGGTGGTGGCTCGATGTGCCTCTCATACCATCGTGATGCGGTAAACATGTAGCCAGTCTTTGACACAAGCACACCGTCGCTCTTAACCATGAGCAGCGGTGGCCCACCTATCTCAAGTAGGCACGCTGCGAACTCTACTTCACGTGGGTCGCGCATGATAACGCTCCTTAAGGGAGTACTGGTGGGGGCACAGTGCCGTCGAATATCTCTCTGCCCCAACTCCAGAACTGTATCTTGAATTCCATTTGCCCACGTGTGGTGTCACGTGAACCAGCATCGGAACACGCCCATCGATCGGGCCAAGTCCCTTTGAACCACACATCAACCTGTTGCCAATATGTCATCTGGCTGTTGTCGTAGTCGTGGGACTTGACCCACCCATTCACTAGCAGACACGCAATGAATTCTTCTTCGGTGTAGGTCATCGTGCGTCCTTGCACAGTGGCTCGGTGTAATGCTCAGTGGCAGCGGACATGTCGGGGTAGTTATAGGTAGTCAGCCTGCAACCTGACCGGCTGTATGCCCATGACCATCTAAGCTTTACGTCTTTTGTGTACGCTCTCTCAAAGCAATAGAAGTAGTTCCCATCGCCAGAACTGTATGTGCCACCTTTGTCTTGGCAATGGCCAATGAACGCAGACTTAACAAGTTGATTTGCCCACCACTGTCCGGGGCTATGCTCTGGCCGCGTCATGGCAAACCAAAGGACAAACGCACTCACTACAATGCACGCACCAATGTACCAACGTGCCACGTAAGCACCGCGTGCAATTGCTCTTGCCAGCAGCAATGTAAGCGCGAGGGATTGTCGGCCAATCCAGTCCCGATGCACTAGGACAAGCCCGCCGATGATAACGCCCACCGCAATGGTGAGTATAAGGGTGATGTTCATGCTGTTCTCCTTGAAGTTACACAGGCTGTGTAAGTTATATCGATGTGGTTGGTACCGGGAAGAAGCGCGACCCGGTCGCGTCGAACTCAAACTTCTCGTCCTCGTCGATCACTTCACACTTGGTGAGTTGACCGTCATACTTGGCTGTCGCTTCATAAGCCATTTCACAGATACGATCAACCTTCTCGTCAATCATTGCTTGAGTCATTTCGTACTGCGGGCGCAGCTCGTACACCGCGCAATGTTCCGGATCGGGTACGAGTCCTGTTGTACAGATCAATAGGTAAACTAAGTCCAACATTTTCATTTGCTCCTTTGTGTTTTACATCTGGCACATTTGCCACTCTCGTCGATCTTCTGTTCCTTGCCTGATCGCAGGTGAGGACACGGACAAGGCTGGCGCGTGTTGCCCGGCCCCCACGGTGGTTGCTGCCTAATCATTGGCGTCACCACAATTCGCGTACTCCCTCAGTGACTCGGGCATTTTGGCGCAGCGTTCACGCTCATTCTTTATCTCAAGCCTTCTGGCTTTCTCTGCCAGTAGTTCTCTGAGTTGGCGGCGGGCGTCGGCCTTCGCTTTGTTCTCTGCCCTTCGTTCCTCAAGAGTCAGGGCGTTGTACCTTGCCTCCTCTGCGTCACGTTCGGCTTGCTCCTTCGCTTGCCGGGCGTAGTAATCCTGCCAGCGTTGCTCGTCACCTTTACATAGGTGCGCACCGTTCTCGTCTAAACGTGGCGTGAGCTTGGTGAAGAAGCCAACCCGGATGTACTGGCATCCTGTCAGTTCATCTATATAAAGAGACAGGCCGCTGCGTCCTCCCTCTGGGTCAGTCGTGTCGTGGGGGATAGCGCGGGCGGCGATGATAACGACCACCACCAGTCCTGCCACCATGAGCCAATTGAATCGTTTGATGTTCATCTTTCTTCTCCTAGTATCGTCAAGTTAATCGTCAGGTTTCAGCCCGCAAAGTTACACAGGCTGTGTAAGTATCGTCAGGTCAATCGTTCATCACATCAGTGATTAGCTTCACCTGCGTTGCAATGTCTGGCTGCTTCCGTGCCCATCGCCGTTCATCGTTGAGCCACTTCACAAATCCGTCATAGAACTTGTACGGTGTAGTGGTAGCCATTGGCGGAGACGCGTCCCAATGCACATCCCGCCAATAGTTCCGCACCGCCTGCTTCCACGCTTCGTACTCCTTCCAGTCAAATGACTCTGCCGGTGGTGGGCCAACGCATAACAGGCAGAGGATGTACTTCTCCTCGCGGCGCTCGCGCTTCGCACGCCGTCTGTCCCTGGCCGCGTCCTGTATCCGGGCTTTACGAGCGTGTGTGGTACGGCTCACAGTCGCCGCCTTGAGCCGGGCATATATCCATTCTCCCGCCACGGGCGTGTGTCGTAGTACCGCGTGTGGTTCCGTTGTATCCACTCGTACATCGTCCGACCCTGTGTGCCTTGGTGCCTGAGGCCCCGTGATAACGCCTGCCAAACTAAGGCATCACACTCTACAATCCAGTGAGGAGCCTCGGCTATCCTGTACCCCAGCGTGTGCTGCCAACTGTTCAGAAGATCCGCGTGGTCTTTATTGCCAAGCTTCTCAAGTGTGTGTTTGACAAGTGGCATCAGACTCACCAAGCGCTCGTAGTAACGCTTAGCCTTGCTGCCGCTGCCGAAGTCTATTTCGACTCGGGACAATCTATTCGGTGGTGCGCGATGCTCAATCATTGGTTTCTCCATTGTATTAGAATAACGTGCTTGTGAAGCGGTGGATTGACAAGGTATGTCCACCTTGTACCCGGCTTGTCGTGGTGATAACGCCTTGTTGGGCGCGTGAAGTGTAGGGTTTTGGGGCCTTGGGCGCACCATGTCTAGTATGTCTGCGTGTGTGGGGAACAGAGCCATAAGAGAGAATAATAATATAAACCTCAAAACACACTCTCATTGTTTACACCCCCAACATATACACGCTCTCTCTCTATACAATGACATACTATACTAGGTAGGTAGGATAGTATATATATAGCCATTTCGTGTGTCCAGACCCGCGTCCAGCTTGTCCACCTTGCCCGGTAGCGGCTGATGATAACGGTTTCCGTGCGCCCCCGGCCCCCAAGCTTGACACACGCTCGTATCTAATCTTACACACCCTGTGTAATATCCGGGCCGAAGGCGCATCCGGAAAATGTCACACCTGTGGGCAAAAGAAAGCCCCGCCGAAGCGAGGCTCATTCTCTCAAAAGACTTTGGGAATCCCCATCGATTCCGCAATGTCCTGAACTGCGTCTTGGAACTTGCGCGCCTTGCTACCTGATGTGGTATCCAGATTGATAAGGCGGCGAGTAGCCTTGCCACACAACTCCAGAGGTGTCGCGGGATCGGCCTTCGGCGCTGCGTCCATCAGGGCCAACGCTTTGTTAAGCGCGGGTTCCCGAACTAGGCAACGTGCTAACTTCACAGCGGTGTGCCATGTGAAGCTGTCGTGCTTCGCCATGTAAGCGGTAATCGCTTCCGGCAACCGAGTGTACACTCGCAGAATCTTGCGCACTTCAGACTTGCGCGGCCCCGCACTTGCGGGAGTCCAATCGCGAAGCATCGCAACCTTGTCAGCGATAGCGGACAAATCCTTTTTCGGAATGTCTGCGCCTTTGTACACCTGCTTGGCACTCGCCACACACTGTGTGATGACGTTGCCGTTCTGCGCCACGATGCCATACACTTTGGCAACTGCTTGCGCAACCTTACCCGCGCCTTTGTGAACGGGTGTCGTGCTAACTTTCTTTGACATGGTTTTCTCCTGTACTTACACAGGCTGTGTAAGTTCTGTGGTCTATCGTCTCTCACCATACAGATGTTAGGAACGCCCATGCTGTAGGGCCGAAGGCGCACCCCCCGTACCGGGCCAAGGGGGGGCCGGGGGCGTACGTACGTTTAGGTAGTTCACACATGGGTTTCAGAAAAATCGAATAGTGGGTGTTATATGTGCGCCCAAGGCCCGAAACCTCACACGCGTGTCATACCTCAGTCTCGAAGTGAGGTAAAAAATTCGACCTAAAAAATGACTAAATAAAAACTCTTGATAAGTGGGCGTTTAATGTTATAGTGCCGCCATGGAAGTTCGCTACTACGAGACATTACCTCTTTCACTTTTCAAGTGGCGCACCACGACGTACAAAGATTATCAGGCCGGGCCGGGTCATCCCAAGCTGGGAGATGTCACGACTGGCGTGATGTCGGTCGAGCACTTCCTCACGCTCAAGGAAAGCATTGCCAAAGACGGCTGCATAAACCCCCTCATAGTAGAGTTCAACGACGAGTGGGTGATCCGCACCGGCAACAACCGCGCCGAGGCGATGAAGCAGTTGGGCACGACACACGCAGCGGGAATACTAATTGCGCGGCCTTCGGCCCCATGGCCTGGGGGCGGACGAAAGATTGAACCATTCGAGCTGGGCTTCTTCATGCGAAAGATCTGGAAGGGCGTCCTGACGGAAGACCACACGAGCTACGACGGAAAAGCATTCAAGGACTGCAAGGTTTTAATGGAGATGTTGGCCAGTGTACGAACCCGCGCCTGAATGGCCGGGATGGCCAATGCCGAAACCACCCGCGAAGAAGCGGCCAAAAACACCAGCACTTATGAATAAGTGAAGGGAATATAACCAATGAGTAATATTGAACTGACGCTCGGCAGCGACGAACGCTTCCAGCAAGTGTCTGAGAAGAACTTCGTCTCGGAGCATATGGAGATCATCACGAAAGATTTCGGTGATTTGTCCAATGCGCCCGAGGCTTTGATTTCCTTCAACATTCGGTTACCGAACGGAACGTCGGCTCGCGCACAGGTGAAGACTACAGTTGAGTTCTTGTCACAGGCGTTGAGCGCCATTGAGGGCAGGTACGGCGTGAATAGCCGGAGGAAGTGGTGACATGAGCGACGATCGAGAAGTACATGATGCGCCGAAGGACTCCGAGCATTTCACGCGTGAGGAGTGTAAGGCCGCAGTGATCCGGCCAGGGACGGTGACGCATATCAGGCAGCCCTCTGCCGAGGAGCGCGATTTGGCACTGATCAGTCAGCACGGGGACGACTTTCAGGCATATACGATAGAGCTGGCCTCGCGCTACGGGGCCGCACGGGAGCTGAGCATCGCCCAGACCAAGATCGATGAGGCGGTCATGTGGCTGCTCAAGTTCGTCGCCAAGCGTGAGGTCGAATGACCTGTTGACCCTGATCAGTAGGGGAGGTACGATGCGAGGGTGAATTCACCCTTCCTGGAGCACGACCATGCAAATCTTTAGACAACAGCTCATTGCCGCCGTTGCGAAAACTGAAGGCGATGACCAAGTTGGCAGCGTCATTGAAGTACTGCCCCGTGCAGTAGTCTTTGTCCTTGACGTTACCAAAGCCGATGGCACGACCCCGACACTGGACGTGCGTATCGAATCCGAAGACCCGGTATCGGGTAAATACTTCACCATCGATTCTTTCACGCAGGTGACCGACTCTGTCGCTACCGAGCGCAAGGTCTTTACCGCCCTTCACGAATCAAGACTCCGTGTTGCTTACGACATCACGCAAGTCGCCGCCGCTGACTATGACTTCACCGTTTCAGTCCAGGGCAAAGAAGGGGATGAAGCGTGAGCAGAGCATTCGCACAAGTAAGCTTGCTTCATGCATCGGGAGCCGAAACGGCTGACGACGATGGCGCTGATCTGGCCTACACCCCGGACAATGCAATTTTTGTCCTTGACATTACCGCTTATGCAGGCACAAGCCCGTTACTGGACGTAACGATCGAGGAGAAACACCCCCTAACAGGCGTGTACTTCGTGATCGATACATTCCCGCAACAGGGAGAAGCTGTCGCAACGATTCGCCGGACTCTGGCTGGCCCGATCGGTGGTGTCATACGAGCCTCGTGGGATGTCGCTGGTTCAGCTGGGCAGTCGTTTACATTCAGTCTCAGCGTAGAAGGCAAACAAGACACGTAAGATTCCGGGTTTGATTAGTGGGCGTTTAATGTTATAGTGCGCCCACAGCCCCCCTCCTTGGGGCCAACCTGGAGTCCGAAATGAGCAATGTACGAATAGAAGCAACCGGCGAAGAATCCCTCTCCGTCGATGTAACCCTTGGTGGAAATCTGCGTGCATCGCATTCTGTCGAGGCCGGTGCCTCAGTCGATCTGACTGTTGGCGGAAATCAAAAGCTAGTGATCAAAGGCATCGAATCAGCCGTTGAAGCGCCTACTCTTGAACAAGGTGCTGACGTGGCCCCCGAACTCCCAACCGAAGCCGAAGATTTCGACATCAATACGGATGTTGATGAAGTTGATGCGCCAGCCGTCGAAGAAATCGGTGGTGTGATCGACGACAGAGACGAAGGCGGAGAAGATGCCGGTGACGATCATGGCTTTTTCGATGACGCCGAGACTGAAGTCATCACTCCCGAAGACGTTGGCTCGATTGAAATTTTTGATCTTCCAGCCGATGCTGCGATCGAGATCGAGCAGCCGTTCGACAACGAAGGCGTTACAGCCGATTCATAATGCCACACTTCTGCCGCTCTCGCCCCTGGAATCTAGGGCGAGGGTGGTAGTCTCGAAGGTATGAAATGGTGGCTGATAGTGAACGTGTTCTCGGTTATGGGGCATACCCAGTTTGACCTTGAGTACGATTCGCTCACAGAATGTGTTAAGGCACAACGGGCAACGCAAAAGCAAGAGTACGAAAAAGGAATGACCGCAGTATGGACGCTGGAGTGCCGTCGGTTCCCACTTCAGACTGAATTACCTGAGAGGAGTACGCGGACATGAAAAGATGGTGGTTACTGATCGTCCTGGCGATAAGCGGCTGTGCAGTTCTTTCTGAGGAAGAAATTGCCACCTGCAAAGGAAGCGAATTATGCATCGCTGGTTTGCTTGAGGACAAAGAGCACGAGCGCGAGGATGCACGTATTCAGAGGTATGAGAAGGCGCTGGCAAGATATTTGCACCTCCAGAATAACTGCCCGGCAGGTGGTGTAATAATCAAGTGTGATTACATCAGCAAGGGATGTGGACGGCCTTCAAGAAGGAAGACAGCACTACTCTCTGTCTGGGAATTGGAGTCAGCTGGCTGCACGGCAAATGTAATTTGGTAAGTTAAACTAAGGAATAGAATGTTCACAATCAGATTCGTACGGCCCGACAAAAGCTATAAGTCATGCGCAGTTGTCCAGTACCAAGTTGTGCAAGGGCCAGGAAGCATTAGCGTTGAAATGTCCCGCTCGCTTGATGGCGACTCTTGTTACTTAGAGCAAGTCGGCCCCCGCGAAGAATTCGAGATTGCATACATCACCAATATTAACGGTAGGACGATTGATGTCGTCCGACAAAAGGAAATCTGATGCCCCGTAAATCAATGAACGGTGTTCGAATACACCTGATCTTAACCAAGCCACAGTACAGGCGAATGATGAAGCACTCCGAGAAGACTGGACTGCCAATGTCTGAGCTTATGCGACGTGCGGTGGACACCTATCTCGGCACTGTAAAATGAAGTATCGGGCAATCATCATGGTTCCGAAAGTCGTGGAGTTCCATAACTCAGGAAACGAAAAGAATCTATCCAACCACGCTTGGTCAATTGTCAAAAATTTCGAGAGTGTAACAACTCCCGAGGCGACGTTCGGCCCAAATCTCCTGGCCGTCATTCCTGCACCAGAGGAGCCGTTGGTTTTCGATCCGCCGCCAATGGCAGCGTGATGGACCCGGATGCACATTGGATAGTCAAAGGCGACGTGGGATTACGCGTTTTCCCAAGGTGTGGTTCGACAACGCTCTTGCGCACTTATTCATACAACCAGAGCAAACCAAAGTGGATAGAATGTCAGCAGAAGTTTATCGTCGTGCGAAATCCTTGGGACCGGCTACTTTCTGCTTGGGCAATGTTCTGGCCGCCGCAAGATATGCATATGGAACGCCGTGGCTATCCGCCCTGCGAATCCCTCGACGATCTGATGACGTTTTTATTTTTTTCGCCGCAAGAGACGATGGACTTACATGTTCGTTCTATGCACTCGCAGCTAGAGGGGTTGCCTCTGGAGGGATGTACTTTGGTGAGTCTGCGTTACATGTTGGCGAATCCACCTATCAAGGTATCGACGAAAACACTTGGAATGCATTTTCGGCAGACCAGATCCCCGCCCAGCCCGGTGTGTACGGAGGAGAACTATCAACTGTGGAGACAGCTCTATGACGCCGACTGGAAAATGTGGGAACAAGCAAGGAAACTCCCCGGTGAAACCTAAGCTCACAGTTGCACAGTTGTTTGAGAACATCAACGACTCAGATCGGATTGTTGATGCATTGCGCCGAGGAGACAAGTCGTTCATCAGAGGAGTAATCCAACACTACGAACGATGGCCTAAGAATCCGTTCCTGGTGCCATTCCTAAAGAGGGCTAACGCATGATTGGTGACCAACGCGATGTCAGTGCCGACGCCAACCCTAATGAATTAAATTTCATTACGCCGCCGACTGTTGGCAAATTTATGTTGGACGATTCCTTCGTCCGGCTGATCATGGGGCCTGTCGGTTCCGGAAAATCGGCTGGGTGCTTTATGGAATTGCTGAGGCGTGCAAGATTGCAGGAACCCAACGCAAGGGGTATTCGGCAAACACGTATGGCAATCGTTCGTAATACCTTGCAGCAGTTGCGGCAGACCTGTCTTGCCGACATTCAACTCTGGCTCTCGCCGATCGCTCACTACCGTGTTACAGACGCCACGATCCAAGTGCGTTTCCCACTGGCCGACGGAACGAAGGTGGAGAGCGACTGGATGCTTATCCCCCTGGACACCAAACAGGATCAACAGCGACTACTGTCCCTCAACCTTACAGGTGCGTGGATTAGTGAGTTCCGGGAAATTGACATCGGGCTTATCGATGCGATCTCCGGTCGTCTGGGACGTTTCCCGTCTAAGGCTATTGCCAAGCCGACTTGGTTCGGCATCATCGCCGAGTCAAATCCGCCCGACGAAGATTCAGACTGGTACACCAAGCTGGAGATTGAGCGTCCGCCAAACTGGGCCTTCTTCCGGCAGCCGGGTGGACTTGACGACAACGCGGAAAATGTCGAGAACTTGCCGGACGATTACTATCCAAACCTCGAAGCCAATAACAACCCCGACTGGTCGCACATCCATGTCCACGGACAGTACGGAAAATCCTTGGGCGGCCAAGCAGTATTCCGGGCATCCTTCAATCCCGGCTTTCATATAAAAGAGCACGATACGCTGGAAGTTAATAGGGCAATGCCAATTATGATTGGTCAGGACTTTGGCCGAACTCCCGCGTGTCTGATCGGGCAGATCGATAATCGCGGACGGCTCGTCCTGTACGATGAGTTGTCGTCGGAGGACATGGGTATCGAGCAATTCGCAACGACGCTACTTCGTCCCCTCCTGCATGAGAAATACATGGGGATGAAAATATTCATGGTCGCCGATCCAAAAGGCCGAGATAAATCGCAGACCAACGAAGACTCGCCGTTCGACGTATTGCGGCGGCTGGGGTTTGATGTCTATGCAGCCCCGACGAATAACGTTGACCCTCGCGTACGCGCAGTGGAGCAAATGCTTTTGCATCAGGTGGACGGTGGACCCCAACTTATATTCTCAAACAACTGTACCTTGCTGATTCAGGCGATGAAATATTGGTATCGGTATCGGCGGAAGCAAACTGGAATACTGGAAGACAAGCCAGAGAAAACACATCCGTGGTCTGACCTCTGTGACTCGCTTCAGTACATGTGCATGTCTACGAATGCAAACTATCTGGGGAAGGTAATGCAGTCGATGTGCCCGCGCCCGTTAAAGCCACCCCTGCCAAAAGGCTCCTGGACTTAATCTTCCGGGGTTTGCTCAATGACCATAACAGGTTCCGGTTCCTGACCTTCGCCTGTGTTGATATGGATATTGACACTGAAGCCCGTCCCGCTGGCCCCGCCCCGATCACTAGATTTATTGCCGGTCTTTTCGGCCAGAACTGTGAGCTGTTTGATGCTGTCAAGTTTATTCGAGGCAGCCCCGTCTTTGTCGTGGATTATACCGTCGAGTACTGGTATGGAATCCTCCAGAAGAATCTCCGCCTTCATCTTGATTCGGGCGGGTGCCCCAATATCTCCCTGGAATTTGCGCAAAGCGTCCTTGAGCATTGCCCGGAACAGGGGGGCAGATTTCAACTTCCGCCATTGGGCCTCCGTAATCTCGTACTTGGCCTTGATACCATCGGCATCGGCGAGTCCTGCAGCCAGCTCTGCGCATATTGTTGCGCTAAGGTGGCCCAGAGTTAGTTGGTCGTCCTGAACAGCCAGGGCGGTATCCATACGGATCTCCATAGGTTATGATTGACTCCAGCACATCATACCTGCAAGATGAGGCCCATGGCTACTTATCAGACCGCAACTCCCCAGGCTATTCCTGTTCGACCCGACTCAGGCCGGGGTATGCTCCGCGTAGTTTCTGGTGCCCAGCTCCAACAGAATGAAAATGCCGAGGCCGATGCACTGCGCCTACGGCAAGAAGAAGAAGCAGTTGAAGATATGTTGGCAAGCCACATCCGCGCAAGAATGACGGATATGCGAAACTTCCGCAACGCTGAGGGCATCTCAGAACGACTACTCAACGCCCTGCGAACGTACAAGGGGATGTACGACACCGCAAAGATGAACGAGATTAAATTATTCGGAGGCAGTGAGGTCTTTGCCAGAGTGACACCCACAAAGTGTCGCGCCGCCACTGCACTCCTTCGTGATGTGTACCTATCCCAAGAACGTCCATGGGATGTAGAGGCTACCCCCGTTCCTGTCACCCCGGCGAGCATCGAAACTGATATTCAACAGCTTGTAAATGTAGAAGTGAATACGATGATGCAGTCGGGGCAACAGGTTGACCAGCAAATGGTCGCCGACCGAATTGCAGGACTCCGCAAGGCAGCCGAGCGAGCGGCTAAGAAAGTTGCTCACGACGAGGCAGAGAAGGCGGGGAACCAGCTCGATGACATTCTTACCGAAGGTAACTTCTATCAAGCATTCGCCGAGTTCCTAATCGATCTACCCATTTTCCCTTACGCTGTTATGAAAGGGCCTGAGGTCCGTCGCGTTACACAGACCAAATGGGTGGACAAGAAGCCGACACAGCAATCGATCCCCAAGATGTTCTGGAAACGTGTATCGCCGTTCGACCTCTACTGGTCGCCGGGTGCTGCGTCGATTGAACAGGCTGAATTTGTCGAGAGGGTCAAGGTTACGCGCAAGGAACTTCGCTCCGTAAAAGACTTACCTGGATACAACTCTGAAGCCATCGATGCAGTCTTGGAGATGGCAATGGTCGATGGCCTCCACGAGTGGTGGGATACGATCGATACAGCTCGGGCCGAACTGGAAGACCGAGAACGTTGGGCACGCACTGGCACCTCCCTGATTGACACAGCCGAGTACACGGGTTGGGTATCAGGTCGATTGCTCCTGGAGTGGGGCATGGCTGAGGACAAAGTCCCTGACCCGACTGAAGAATACTTCGTCACCGCATGGTTGATCGATCGCCACGTGATCAAGGTTCAGATCAACCCCGCCTCTAATCAACGTGCCCCCTATTACATTACCGCCTTCGAGCAAGTCCCAGGTGCCATGATTGGTTACGGCCTGCCGGACTTACTCGAAGACGTTCAGACAATCTGCAATGCCGCCGCCCGCTCGCTGGTTAACAACGCAGGAATTTCGTCAGGCCCGCAGGTAATAATCAACGACGCCGTGTTACTGCCCGGCGAGACGGATGACATGTTCCCGTGGAAGCGATGGCATGTGAATTACGACCCAGCACTTGTGACCTCCGGCACGAAGCCAATTGAGTTCTTCCAACCGCAAATGAATGCGCAGGAACTGATGGGCATCTACAAAGAGTTCTCAGTGATGGGCGACGAAATCAGCGCGATTCCGAAGTACATGACTGGCAATGAAAAAGTCGGTGGTGCTGGCAGGACTGCGTCAGGTTTGGCGATGCTGATGGGCAACGCTTCGAAGACCCTCCAGAATATCGCGGCCAGTATTGACCGGGATATAATCGATCCAATCCTGCACCAGTTGTATGACATGATTATGCTCACGAACCCGAACATGTTCCGGGGCGATGAGTTGATCGTTGTGAAGGGTGTCGGCCACGCTGTGAAGCGCGAACAGGATCGCATGAGGCAACTCGAATTCTTGCAGCTCACAGCGAACCCGATTGATATGGCAATCGTCGGACCAGAAGGCCGCGCCAATATCCTGCGCAGCGTTGCCCAGAATCTGGGCCTGGAACACGAGAAAACCGTCCCTGATGACGAGCAAATCCGGATGAATATGCAGCAGCAAGCTGCCGCCCAGGCCCAAGGTGTGCCAACTGCACCCGGCCAAGGTGGCGACCCCAGCCAGACTCCAGCCCCCAAGGACGAACGGGCACCCCCTGAAGCGGCGCGTGAGGAGGTCGAAGGCGACTTCCAAGGCCCCACAGGGCGGCCAGGGATGAGGGCCTGATGGTTGACCCCTACCCATGGCGCTGATAGACTCGGCGTGAAATCTCTCCATACGTATTAGGAGTTCGGCGAAATGACTATTAAAGGCAAGTTCCTGCCCGACAACCCGTCCGAGGGCTACAACCAGACTGGCCAGGAATCACATTCCTCTGTCAAGTCCAGTAAGTTCTGTGGACCCACAAAGGGCAACAAAGATCTACCGATCAACCGTACGTCAGGCGTAACGTCTGGCGTTGGCGACCCGCACGGCGCTGGTGGAAAAGGCTAACATGCCTCAGAAATCCACAGGCAAAACGCACATTCTGAAAAGTCTGGACGGCGTGAAAGACATTACAATCTGCCACGCTACTCCGGAAGCTCGCAGGAGCCGTGATTTTTCAAAAGACGGTTCGGCAGTCGATGCCGGATACGACGGCTCTCTCAGCGACGAAGAAGCGAGGCGCGACCGATACGGCATATAGGAATCGAACGCACTTGAAATTAACTAAAGAAGCAACTCAAGCATTGGTGAATCTCCGAGGACATCCGGACTTCACAGTAGTATTGGAATGGATTGCGGAAAACCGAAGCAAGTTTCGGGATGAATGCTCTCAGCACTTAGACGACGTGAAGCTCAGACGCTCACAAGGTAAAGTCGAAGTTACTGACGGCATCATCAAGGCATTTGCGTCAGCTCCAGCTCTCCTGTCGAAAATCAAAACATAACTATTGGAGGAATACGCCATGGGTGCGCTCCCCGCTCAAGTACAAAAGCAAGTCGATGAAGCAAACAGAATTCTCGAAGAAATAAACAAGCCAGTGGAAGATCCGGCAGCCCCTCCGGCAGCCGATTCAGCCCCAGCCCCAGCAGCCCCAGCAGCCCCAGCAGCCCCCGCCGTGAGCGAGGAGCCTGCCCCCGTGGTTGAACCAGCCCCCGCCGAACCTGTTGACGAGGGTATGGAACACAAGTACAAAGTCCTGCAAGGCAAATACAATGCAGAGGTTCCGAAACTAAGTCGGGATCTCAGAGAGAGCCAGGATCAAGTGACAGAACTTCGGCAGCGAGTCAACAATACCGAAAGTCTGATCGCCAGTATGCAGACTGTCCAGGCCCCCGCAGCCCCCGCAGCCCCTGCCGCTACTGAGCTTCCCGTCGTAACTGATGAGGAAACCCGGCAGTTTGGCCCTGATCTCATTGACCTGATTGGTCGTGTCGCCGAACGAACACTCATCCCTCAGATCGATTCTCGCGTCCAACCCTTGGGTGACCGTATTGCAGCGGGCGAACAAACCGCTTCCAAAACGGTAGAGGATGAGTTAAAGTCTCAGCGTGACAAGTTGCTTGCTGCTCTCACGGAAGCTGTGCCTGAATGGTTACAGCAAAACGAGAACAAGGTCTTCCTGCGATGGTTGAATGAAAATGACCCGTACGCAGGAGTACCACGCGGCCAACTTCTCACAAACGCTTTCAACAGCAATAACGCAGAAGTTGTTATTGCAATTTTTAAAGGCTTTCAGACAGAAAACGCAGTCGTAGCACCAGAGGGTGAAGTTACTCCTCCAGTAACACCGGAGGAACCACAACAAGCTCTCGAAGAATTAGTGGCCCCCGGAACGCCGAAAACCGGGACGACAGGCGCTCCAAATGAAAGTGGTAAGCGGGTTTGGTCCCGCAAGATGATTAGCGATTTCTACGCCGCTAAGAACGAGGTCCATCGGAAGGGCCAGGAACTCTCACCGGAGTTCGTAGCTTTAGAGAAGGATTTGTTCGCAGCGCAAACGTCGGGTCGCATAACTGCATAACCACTTTGGTTAATTGCTGGTACGACTTCAGCCTTTAACTAGGAGCACTATTATGGCATATCCCCTCGGTACCCCGTGGTCGGGTTCAGCCCCGTCCCCCGCATACGCCGGAGTCTTCATTCCGGAAGTGTGGAGCGGTAAACTCGTAGAGAAGTTCTACGATGCAACCGTCCTTGGCGCAATCGCTAACACCGATTACGAAGGCGAGATTAAGAACAAAGGCGATACGGTTCAGATCCGTAGCCGTCCTGACGTGACTATCTCTGATTACGAAGCAGACCAAGATTTGGCCGTTACCCGTCCATCTGTCGCCAAGCAATCACTGCTTATCGACAAAGGCAAGTATTTCAACCTTGCCCTGGATGACGTGATGGAGATTCAGTCAGACATCGACCAGCTTTCTGTCTGGGCAGAAGACGCCTCAGAAGCTATGAAGGTCGCCGTCGATACTGGCGTTTTGGCTGACATCACTGACGTAACTGGCGAAGGCGCACAGATCGATAGCGGCAACGTTGGCCTGACAGCCGGAGCAATTTCCGGTGATCTGGACCTCGGCGTTGCAGCCACACCGCAGTTCGTCTCCGGCGCTGGCGCAGGCACCTTCGCGGGTGACACTGCCGCAAACGCTGAGAAGATCGTTGATTTCATCATCAACTGTGGCCAATGTCTTGACGAGCAGAATATCCCCGAGTCAGGTCGTTTCATGGTAATCCCAGCTTGGCTGGCAGCCCGCATCAAGCGGTCTGACCTGAAAGACGCCTCTCTGGCGGGTGACGGCACGTCGATTCAGCGTAACGGTCGCCTTGGCATGATCGACAGATTCACGCTTTACCTGTCGAACCTCTTGCTTCCGGCAACTGGCACGCCCACCGCGTATCCGGTTCTTTTCGGCGTCACTGCCGCACTGACCTTCGCTGCGCAGTTCACCAAGTTGGAAACTCTCCGCTCCGAGCGGTCGTTCTCTAACCTCCTGCGTGGATTGCAAGTTTACGGTTACCGAATCGTGAACGGCGTTGCAGTTGGACTGGGACACGTCAAGAAAGGTAACGAAGGCTAAGACGCCTCGTGACCCCATGAACAGGCCCCGGCTGCATCGGCATTGGTGCAGCTGGGGTTCCCCTTAGGAGGAAACTGACGGTGGCTGCAAAGACATATAGTGATCTAATCACGGAATCACGTGAGGTCTTACAGGACACCAACTCCACCACCGAGCGTTACTCCGATAGCACTCTCCTCAACGTTCTCAATCGCGGCCTGCACGACCTTGGTGCGAAAAGGCCCGATGCCTTCTACGACCTGTATGCTGACAGCGATCTGACCATCCCCCGAATTGTTGAGTCCAGCCCTGGCTCCGGCGAAATTATCTGGACTGACCCATTCGGCCTTGAGATGCAATTCTACAATCCTCTGGTGAATTACGTGGTTGGCGTAGCCGAAATCTTCGACGACGAGTATACTGATGACGGTAGGGCTTCGATGCTCCTACAGCAGTTCAGACTACAGTTGCTAGGGATCTAAGATGGCACATGACGAATACACAGAGACATTCGAGCAGATACTTAAGGACACGCTTCCACAGACGCCCGGTATCGTTCGCTCGGTAGCAATGCGCGAGCTTCGCCTCGCTGCCCGAGAGTTCTTCGAGAAGTCTCTCACCTGGACGGCAATCATCGACGACGTTGATGCAACTGCGGGCGAGACTGACCTCGTGATTACCGACGGCGACAGCAATACAGAGGTCATAGCTGTCCTCGGCGTTGCTCTGGCCACGGGGGGCAAATACCTAGTCCCTATAGCTCAACGGCCCTCAAAATTTGAGGAGTCCGACGACCCCATCAGTTTCTTCGTGACTTCGAATCCGGATCACATTCGTGTGTGGCCCTACATGGTGAATACCACGGAGGATTTTCTGGATGTGACGGTAGCGCTAATTCCCGCGTTTGATGCTACAGATCTACCTCGACAGATCACGCTCAAGTACTACGACGCACTCGTGAGCGGGTATCTCTCACGTGTGTACAAACACCCCAACAAGCCTTACTCAGCCCCCGCCGTTGCCGGAGAACATAGAACCATCTTCCTGCGTGCGATCGGGTACTATATAGCGCAGAGGAAGCAGGGTTTTAATAACGCTCAGAGCTGGGTGTATCCCAGAGGCTGGCAAGTTAAGAGGCTAGGCGGCAATGGCTGATGTAATCTTTACCAATAACGCGAGTGCATTACTCGCCGCGACGATCGACAACAGTGAGACTGTCCTACAGGTCGCTGCTGGTTTCGGTGCCCTTTTCCCGTCTCCCACGGGCGCACAATATTTTATGGCGTCATTGGAAGATGAGTCTGGCAATGTTGAGATCTGCAAATGCACGAGCAGGACAAATGACTTGCTCACGGTCGTACGTGGCGAAGATGGCACCGTCGGCCAAGCATTCACTCTCACCGTGACGCGTGTTGAACTCCGCGTAACTGCCGCAGTGCTGGAAGAATTCGTTCAGGTTACCGGCGATACAATGTCCGGCAATCTCGACATGGCCACCAACGAAATCGAGAACGCCTATCTGACAGGTACGACAAGGATTACCGGCGGCCAGTCAATTGGCATGTCCATCCGTGGCACACTCGACCAGACAGACAATGAGATCGTCGTCCCTGCCGGTAGTGGCGTTCGAGCTACCGCAGGTGGTGCGGGCCTCGTCGTGGATACAGATGACATCGTCGCCTTGCTTGATACAGCGGGTGTGATCGATCTCGTCTCCGCAACTATTGGCGTCCAAATTGGTAAAGGTAATGGTGGGTATCTACGTATTTACGATGCTACTGACACCGACTACATGCAAATTGCCCACGATGGCGATGACATACTTGTTACCTTCGTCACTACTGACGGCCTCAAAATTGATGGCGTCGATGTGGACATCGCTAACGGCGATCTGACGCTGAACGATAATACAGTTGACCGTGCATTGATAAACGACTTTGCAGTAGCACGCCAAGCCGTGACTGCAACGACGACCACAGCTCTTGACTACGAATTAGGGCAATATATTGAGCTAGACTTAGCTGTGGACATCGTTACTTTCAGCATCACCAATCCACCCATCACCGCCCGATATGGTGCATTGCGACTGAAGATTACTCAAGGAGCAGGCGGACAAACTATTACTTGGCCTGCATCGGTGAAATGGGCGCTCGGCGGATCAGCGCCAACTCTGAGTACAGGAGCCAGCGAGGTTGACTTTATCGACCTTTGGACTGATGACGCAGGCACCACATGGTATGGAGCTTACGCGACGGACTTTGCGTAATGCCCCTCTTTCCTTTCGGTACTATAGGTTTTGGCGCTCTAGCGCTAGAGGTCACTGCGCAAAACTGCACTGGTCAAGGCTTTGACTTTCAAACTTGCGGAACGGTCACGGCTAGTGGCCCAAATGTACAAGTATCGCAAGGCAGCGGGAGTTATACTTACCTCTGGGAGCAAATAGGCACCCCAGCCCAGAGAGGCCCGTATGCAATTTTCAACGCTACAATCAAAAACCCATTCTGGAGACAGAGTGTATGTGAGAGCGATAATCCTTCTGCAGAAACTTGGAGAGTAACCGTCACCGACACTGTGACATTGCAGACAGCAAGCGCTTCAATAACAGTACGGTTGACTTGGACAGATATTCATTAGAGGCACATCATGGCGGCAATAAAACTAGAGGGCTTTCAAGGGTTAGTTCCCCGCGCATCTGATCGGCTTCTAGGCCCGATGAATGCCACGGCTGCCCGCAATACCAAACTCCTAAATGGAGAACTTCGCGGGTTCCGCTCTCTCGAACAGGACGCCGACCTCACCGGAGAAGTCAGTACTCTGCGCCGGGCCTTCCGTGTGCCTAACACCCCTAACGATGCCTGGATCATATTCAATAGCAGGGATGTGGATGTCGCCCGTTCTCCACTTGTCAACGATGCATACGATCGCTATTACTGGGCAGGCGACGGCGTCCCCAAGATGAACACCGCAGCGCGAATCCAGAATGGCGACGGCGAGTATTTCCTCGGCGTGCCTGCCCCAACTGGCTCACCCGGTGTGACCCCCCCTAGTGGTTCGGATCAAACTCGCGCCTATGTATACACCTTTGTAAGTGCGTACGGCGAAGAAGGGCCGCCATCAGAACCAACACTCGCTACTGGCGATGCAGGTACATGGGAACTGGACAGCTTGGATACGACAGTACCCGACCAAGCAAGTCGGAACATCACGCTTAAAAATATCTACCGGACAGTGCCCGGTTTTGCCTCAACGAATTTTTACTTCGTTGCACAGATTGCACTCGCCACCGACTCATATTCAGATTCGGAAACAAATGACGATGTTGCAGTGAACAACTTGCTGGAGTCCACCACATTCGTAGCGCCTCCGACCACCTTGGAGGGCTTTGTCGTCATGCCCAATGGCTATCTTATTGGTTGGGTGGGACGCCGATTGGTGTTCTCTGAACCGTATCGCCCGCACGCGTGGCCCGCATCGTATGAGCTGTCTACTGAATTTGACATTGTTGGACTGGGCGTGATTGGCTCTACAGTCGTGATATGTACCGAATCACAACCGTACTTCGGACGAGGCGTGAGTCCGGCTTCATTCACGATGACCAAAGTTGATGCCGTTGAGCCGTGTGCTTCCCGCCGTAGCATCGTGTCCACCACGGTAGGTGTTGTGTACGCGTCGATTAACGGCTTGGTATTGGCGAACGGAAGTTCCGTCCAGGTTGTAACCAGCGACGTACTCACCAAAGAGGAATGGGCAACCTATAATCCTGAGTTGATCTATGCCGCCAATCTTGGCTTACAATATATTGCTTTCAACAGCGCCAGTTTTGGGTTCGTTTTTGACCCGCAAAACCCTATGGCACGGTTCGTTGAACTCGATGCTTTCTCCGATGTAGAGGGAATCGAAACAGATCGTTACTCGGGTAATGTATTGCTTCTCGCGAACGATCGCGTTTATGACTTTGACCCGGAAGGCACTACTCGTTTGCAATGGCGCTGGCAGTCTAAGGTCTACCAATTTCCAAGGCCACTGAATTTCGGTGCTGCTCGTGTCAACTTCGTTTCGGGTTCCACGAGTGGGCAGATCGATGTCGAAGGTATTTACCGCCCGTATAATGAGGCGCTATTCACAGCTATCAGTGCGCAGCCTGGAAGTCTCGCTCGCCTGAATACTTTGAATGGCGGGCCACTCGGCGGCAGCCCGGCCCCCAACCAGGGCCTCGTGCCAAGTTGGACTGATGCGGAAACTCGTCAGCCACTCGGCGGCAGCTTGCTGTACCCGCTAACCTTCTTCTCTCTGCTCGTGCTTGCTGTACGTGTTAAAGTGAAAATACGGGATGAAACTGTGCTCGATGCAATCATAAACAACGAGGACATCTTCCGCCTGCCGACAGGTTTTAAATCCGACATCTGGCAATTTGAGTTGTTTGGAAATACGGAGGTCTTCTCGTTACACATCGCGACGACACCAAGAGAACTTAGGGACGCCTAAATGCCTACGCTCTCCACCAAAGCGAATAGGCTATACCCCAGCCTGCCGAATATCGATGACTCTTTGGAGTCACATACGGCTGCACTGCAGGCGGTAAAAGACTCTATCCAAACGCATGAGCGCCAAGACGGCAACTACCTGAAAAGTTTTATCCGTTTCGAGGAGCTGATTGACCTTGGCATAATCGATTCGGACGGTGACTTCATCCTCAATATTGATGTGGAAACTGGGGACAGTTCGATTGCCCTTGGCAACCTTAGTGATGTAACGCTCACTTCTCCCTCTGACAATTCCATCCTTAGTTACGACACTGCCTCCGGGGAATGGATTGACCAGACTGCCGCCCAACTTGGACTGTCAACTACTGACCACGAACATCCTCCACAAGACATTAGTGGGGACATCGACCTCGGCGATCTTGGCGATGTTGATATTACCGGCGCAAACAATTACGACCTTCTGTTTCGTGACGACGATGGTGACTGGAAACCCACCCAGCAACTACTGCAATGGGACGGTGCCGACCTCCATATGCCCCTCGGCGATCTGCGTTTTTACGCGGTTGGAGATTCAGTAGAGTCAGCCATCAGGCAAAATTTCCCCGCCTCTGGCGATCTTACGGTACAAGTTCCTGGCGGGAATCTGTACCTCAAACCAGGAGTAGATGTGTATGTCGATGATTCATCGAATCTCATCATTAACTCTGAGCAGTGGATAAAGTGGCTCAATACAGACGACAACCAGATTAGCCTTCTTCAATTTGCACCAGCAGCAGGTGGATCAGGTACAGCAATTGGGCACGTAATCAAGAGAATAATGACGGGCGTATCTACAACCAACGGTACGTATACTGATGTGACTGGCGCAGTAATCACGTTCGCAGAACTGGAAGCGAATGAAGACTACGTCGTATTCGTACGAGCGTTTGTCGGCGCTGCTGGTGGTAATACCCCCCTGAATGGCGTCCAGCTAACTAAGGACGGTACGCTCGTCGGCGGTTCGGAAATGCTATACGAACCTCCTTGGGGGTTGCAGGTCAATTTACACGGCATGATGTATTATTGGGGCGGAGTCGTCAACGCTGGCTCGCAAGGCGACTTACAGTTGCAGATAAAATCTGGCAATGCTGGTGTCGATACGTGCTTTGCCGATAAAGTAACACTCATGGCGATCAAGGTCGCTGACCTCGGCTCTAACGTCACCACCGACGTAGATACTAATCTCGTAGAGATAGACGACGGCTCCTTTCCTTCTGCATACAGCAATATGCACGATGGCGTAACCATTGGTGACGGTGTTAGTGATTACTTGGTCTTTGGCTCTATGCAAATCGAAGACTACACTGGCGGCTCTAATAACGTCGATAGCCAAGTCAGTGATGGCACCAATATTCAGATTGGCTCCGGCATAGGCATGGGCGACTTTAGCGATACGAATGTCTTTGGCTTCTGTCACCTTTGGCAAGCGCCCGATGCAGGAACGACGCTACAGATTCAAGCACGGACTAGCGGTTGGCCGGTCGATAAAAAGTATGCGTGTCTCGTTGCGATACGCTTGAACGGTTTCCTCGACTACCATGGTGAGTATCTTGATCGAAGTGGCGCGCTTACTGGTCAACCACCTAGAGCCATCCAAACCTTAGCCTTTACTGCTGCCGCAACAGCAGACTACTGCATAATGGGATGCGGTACAGGCGGAACTGGCGCTGCCTCGGACTCTCCCGATGCTCTACTTCGTAACGACTTGAATGGTGGCGGAGACGCTACATTAGCTGGCATATTCGACGAGAACTTCACGAAGGCCGGAACTTACCACGGCCCAGACCCTCACTGGCTTGTCTCGGATGACCAAAGCTGGACAGCAGGTGACACAATAGATGCTGATTATGTCGTCGATACCGGCAGCAGTGGTAGCGCTGAGTGGTGGGACCACTTCCTCATTAGTTTTGCATGGAGTACGCCAGCGGCGGACGAGTTCTTCAAGGTTGGCAATGTAGGCTACACCACACGCCTGTTGGGATTAACGAATCAGCTCAACAATGACCGTGCCATCACTTGGCTTAACTCGGCTGGCACCGCCGTCGAGCTTGCAATACTTGGAGCGGCTGTCACGGGAGACGATGACCTTGCCAGTGTGGTCTTACTGGCCACTGCTGAGACTTCTTCTGGCGACGGTGATGGAGAATTCATATCTGACATTGGCAGCCACACACTGACAGCGACAGAAGCTTCAGGTGGTGTTGCCCAAGTAAGTAGCACGCAAGCTAAGTTCGGTACAGTCTCGATGTTCTGCGACGATGCAGCGGGGGCAGTGTCTGCTCGTTGGGGTACGACAGTAAACAGTACTGACTTCGATATGGCTGCCGGAGACTTTACCTTCGAGTGCTTCCTGAATTTTGAACGGCTCTCGGCCACAGACATCCCAATCTTCTCCAAGTGGATATGGCTTGAGCGATCCTTCTTATGGACTTTCAACTCCACGGCTGAGACGTTTGTCTTCACCTACTCTACAGATGGCACAGGTACGGGTGGCGGTGCATCTATAGCATGGCCGACGGATACGTACGCAGTTGATACGTGGTACCACATGGCCCTAGTGCGAGACGGCAACACCGTTACCTGTTACGTGGATGGAGTGGCGTGTGCCACTACTGTGGACGTGACGGGGATCACACTCTTTACTGGCGACCACGAGTTCGAAGTCTTATCGATGGAGAGCAACGGCGCTGGCGACCACGCAACCTACATAGACGACATACGTATTACGAAAGGCGTAGCTCGGTACACCACTGCCTTTACGCCTCCCACCGCAACCTTCCCGCAAACGGGGAACGTCGTTGCGCCATTCATTCTGGGTGACCCCTCAGTTGACATGTACCTCGATGCAAACGAGATACGGATCAGAGGAGCTACTACTGCCAACTATCTAGCGATCGATCACGACGATACCGACATCAATATCGATGGCGTCAACACCACTGACATAAATATTACCAACATCACTTCGATCCAGGCTGGCACCGTGGACGTGGATTTCGACGACATCACTGCCACAACGTACGGCGGTATACTTGAAGAAAACCTCACTGATAAATCCGTCCAAGAAGAAATCCAAACCTATTGGACATGGAAAAGCACCCAGCCCAAGATTCGGTTTGAGCAGACAGACGCCGCTGCCAATAATCAACTCTGGGAGATGGGAGTTGACAATGAGCAGTTTGTTCTGACCCTATGGAACGATGCAGAGACACAGCTCGTGGACATAGTCCAGATTGACCGTACGTTGAATGTACTAGACGATTTCGCTGTCTTGGGACCGTTCTCTGCAGAAGGTGTGACTATTTGGGACGACGCCCGTACTGACAACATGGCGATTACGCATGACGGTGCCTTCTTAAATGTCAACTACACACAGACCAGCAGGCACAAGTGGCTGGACGGTATAGATCATAGGTGGTACGAAAGCGGTGGTGTCGGGTGGTACGGACGCACAATCGGCACTACAGATGTGATGTTCGAGAAGCACGTAGATATTCTCCGCTACTGGTTTGAAGACGGCGACGGCACTCTATACTACACGCAGAACTTTAACGGCTCGAACACCGATGGCTTCGTCATCCACCGAGGCAATACGCTTGAGTTGCGGGGAACAACCGGCGCAAACAAGGTAACAATACGCCACGACAATGCTGACCTTGCCATTGTTGGCACGAACACGACGGACATAGATATAACCGGGTTTGATTCAATCCAGGCTGGCACTGTTGACGCTGACTTTGATGGACTCTCGGCCACCTACCTGCAATTCGATACCAGTGTGGCGAGTCCGACGCCAGCGGAAGGCCGCTTAACCTGGAATGCGGATGAGGGTACATTAGAGTTCGGTTTGCCGGGCGGCAATGTCAACCTGCAGATCGGCCAGGAACACGTTATACGAGCACGCAACACGACCGGCGTACAGATTGACAATGGTGCTGTCGTTTACATCACAGGCGCATCAGGAAACAGGCCGCTAATTGATTTAGCTGACGCAAGTGATGAAGTTACGTCGCGAGTGATAGCTGTCGCCACGGAAGATATTGCCCACAACGCCAACGGTTATGTCACTACAGCCGGACTGGTGCGTGAGGTAAATACTGATGGCATGGCAGCAGGTTCCGACTTGTGGCTGTCAGAGGTAGCGGGAGAATTCACTACCACTAAACCTGTCGCTGATGCCCATCATGTATTTGTTGGCCATGTCGTAGTAGAGGGTGTGGGCAACGGCCAGATTCTGGTTGCAATTACACCTGATAGTCTGGTTGGGTTCAGTGACCTTACTCTTGATCTACTTGCTACCATAGGCACAACTATTGGGCAGACGCTTGATCAAACCTCTGTAAGTGTAGCGTCTAACGGCACGACAATTACATTCTCTCTTGAGCAAAGCGGTGGGGGAGATGTCCGATTCATGTTCTCTGATGGCGCTCACACACACGATTGCGATCCCACTCCCGCCAGCATAGCTTTGACTCCGGGTACTGACACGTCACCGCAGATCAACTACGTTTACATCCTGCAAAGTACAAAGGCCCTCACGGTTTCAACGTCTAGTTTCCCCGCCGCTGAACACGCACGGCTTGCCACCATCCTCTGCCAAACCGCTGCATCGGCGCAGACTGATGGCGTGTACAAAATGCACGCATGGACTGACCACAATTGGGATCTGGAAACCGGCCACATTGCACATAACAACTTCTGGATTCGTAGCCAGCCAGCGACGTGGAGAAGCGGTACGCTTTGTACCCCCACAGTAGGGGCTGCAACATTTGACTTGTCCGTTGCGACAGGTTCGATCTTGCAGCTTCACCCACACTCGTACCCGGCCTTCGATACTTCGACAGGTTCGGAAGTGATGATTGTGAATCAGAA